CAGTTGCAAGAGCTTGAAAATAGATACAGGGAGACACATAGAACAGAGTTTTGGAAACCTTTCCCGCACCAGAAAAAAGCCTTAGAACTTTTATATCAAGGGAAGAAGACAATTCTTTTGCAAGGTGGGAACAGAATAGGAAAGACAGTTTTTGGAGTTAATGTAATAGGGGCTGCATGTCTTGGGCATCAGCCTTGGGATAATAAGCCTACTGTCTGGGGGAATACCCCGATACAGGCTAGGATTATATGTGTAGATTGGGAGCATCACGCAAATAACGTTGTTGTTAATGCTCTCAAAGAATGGCTTCCCGAAGGTTCATATACAACAAAAAAAAATAACGTTGGGGTTGAAGCATACTGGACATTCAAAAACGGAAGTAAGATTGAATTATTAACTCATATTCAAGAAACAAAGATCCACGAAGGTTGGAAGGGACATTTAATTTGGGCTGATGAACCGTTGCCAAAAGATAAATATGCGGCTAACAAAAGAGGGCTTGTAGATTATTCGGGTGTCTTCTTGATGACAATGACTGCAGTATATGAAGTCTGGGTCTTGGATGAATTAGTATTAAAGCATGATGATTCAGTTGGATGCGTAACGGATATTCCAATGAAGGCTAATCCTTTACTGAAGCAAGAGGATATTAATAATTTTGAGTCATCCTTATCCGAAGATGAAAAAAAACCACGTATTGAAGGAGGATGGTTGCAGCTATCGGGGAGGGTGGTTAAAGAATTTGACATTGACAAGCATGTAATTGACGCCTCAAAAATACCACCAGACTGGCCGGTTGTCGCTATGATAGACGTTCATCTTAGCCTGCCGAATGCTGTAGGGTTTTACGCATGGGACGAATATAACCGCATGTTTGTTATAGATGAAATATGGGAGCATATAGCCCCTGAAAATATTGCGAATGAAATTATTAGAAGAAAAGAATCAAACACCTGGAACATAAAGGAGACGTTCATTGACCCATTCGCCAAAGGAGACAATCAATTTATTAAAAATAGAGGGATTGCCATTCAAGATACTTTTTCTATTATTGAACGAAAACTTAGACCTTTTGGAATAAAGTTGTCAGTGGCTTCTAAAGATAAAGATTCGGGGATTATAAACATAAATACAGCGCTCAAAGGTTCAAACGGGATGCCAGCTTTATATTTTTTTAAGACTTGCCATAAGCATATATGGGAAATCCAAAGATGGATATACGACAAAAAAACAGGGAAAGCCAAGAAAGAAAATGATCATTTTTGCGAAAACTTATACAGAGCAACGTTGGCTGGGGTTAAGTATATCCCGCCAGAAATTTATTCTAAATCTCTTAAGTTTAATGAATGTGGGGTTGTTTAATGAAAGATAAAATAGAATACTGCCTCGATTGGATTAAAAAAATCAAAGACTCTAACTCTGAGCTTAACCAAGATAGGGTGGACGCTTTACGATATTATCGAGGGGATGCGGACATTGTGAAATCCGGAGAAGGTCGCAGTAAAGCAAACACAACGGATATGATGGACGCCATCGAATGGATAAAGCCATCGTTACTGGATATATTTGCTTCAGGTAACGAAGTTGTTAAATTGCAGCCTGCAAGTGCAGAGGATGTCGAAGCTGTCAAGCTGCAAGACCTTTTAATTAATTATCAACTAAGGATAAAGAATAAATGGTTTCTGGTCTTACATGACTGGTTTGACGACATGCTGAAACTAAAAACAGGGGCAGTGAAATATCAGTGGATTGAAGATGTCAAGCATGTTGATAAGGAATATCTTGACTTAACAGAAGACCAGTATCAAGCCAAGATAAACGAACCAAATACAGAAGTGCTTTCCCATGATCAAACAGAGAATCTTGTCAATCAGGTCATAGAGGAAAACGGAATAGCGTATAACACACAAGTAGTGGAATTGAAACATAATATTATGCTGCGGCATATCATCGAAGATGAATATCCTTTGGTAGAAGCTGTCCCGGCGGAAGAGATAGGTTTTTTATCTACAGCAAAAGACATTGAAAAGACGTTTGTGTATCACCAGGTTAAATATGAAAAATGGGAATTCATAAAAAAGTACGGGAAGGAACTATTTAACAAGGTAGAGAAAGAAAAAAATGAGTACAAAGAAAACCCTGTCTACAAAGAACGGTACGGAGATTTAGGCGGAGCTAATTTTCTTTACGATGCAGACGATAACGCATGGTTTGTGTACGAATGTTATTACAATGACCCTGATACAGGAGACCCATATATACACGAGATATGCGGGGACATAGAACTTTTTTACGGAACAAATAAATACGGGAAACCGCCTTTCAGAATTATTACACCTGTCAGGATGGCACATAGGATTATGGGCTTGAGCATGTACGATCTCGTTAAAGATATTCAAAAGATCAGAACGGCTATGTTAAGACAAATCTTAGATAATCTTTATTTCGCTAATAACAGGAGATACTTTGGAGATCCAACACGATTTAACATGGACGACTATCTAAACAATAACTGCCCTGGTGCATTGATAAGGACACAAGGAGACCCAAGGGGAGCAGTTCTACCGGAAGATAACGCACCTCTTCCTCCAGAGCTTTTTAGCTTCTGGGAGTTGATTAATACAGAGAAGGATTACCATAGCGGCATACCGAGAAGCTTTCAAGGGGTTAATCCTGATGAACTAAATAAAACCTGGAGAGGGCAGAGCCAGCAAATAAATCAAGCTTCTCAGCGAATAGCCATGATGTCAAGAATCATTGCTGAAATGGGGATAGCTCCACTGGTTAATGATATCGTAGACCTTAACATAAAGTTTTTAAAGAAAGAAACCGCTGTTAGATATTTAAACGATTGGGTCCCTATTCATCCTGACAATATTGTTGGTAAATACGATGTTGTGGTTAACGTAGGCATAGGCACAGGGGATAAAGATAAAATAATTATGCAAATGCAGCAGCTTCTGGGGATATACGCTCAAATTGCAAAGTCAGGTGTTCCAATTACTAATGCTCAAAACGTATATGCTGCTATGAAAGAATTAGTTCAGGCTATGGGGCATAAAAACGTACAAGATTTTATTTCTGACCCAAAATTAAACGAAGCAGTTCAACAGTTGGGAGATGTTGTCCTTGCCGCCGGACTACACAAAGACCCTCAAGTAGCAAAATTAGTTGTTCATGTTATGAAATTAGTTGGCGGATATCCTCAACAAGTTAACGAAAAGGCAAACTCTCACCAAGCCCCAGGCGTATCTACGCCACAGGCAGCTCAACCAATGCCTGAAGCCACAACCCCAATGAATGGAGATTATTTTGGATGATATTCCATAAAAACCCTGCGAAAGAAAAAAAAGATTTTAGCACCGTAGAGGCAAGAGCGAGGAACGCAAAAGAATTATTAGCGAATCCTTTCTTTGAATACGTCTTAAAAGATATTGAAAAAAAAACAATCTTGTCATGGAAAACCACTCCAGCAAGAGACATTGAAGCAAGGGAATCCTTGTTTTTATGTATCAAGGTGATAGAAAAAATAAGGCAATTCCTGGATGGATATATTAACGAGGCTATATATGAAGCAAAAAGAAATAAATCATCTTAAATTAAAAAGGAGAATTTATGCCAGATGAATTAACCCTTGATATACTTGAACCCGACACTCCGGATAATCAATTAGATCAAGATACGACAGCCGATCTTCCTGAGACTGAAAGCGAAGGGAATGCTCAAGAAGCATCAACCCAACCACAAGAACAAGAAGATCAGCAAAACAATAACCAGGAACAAGAAAAACAAATATACACACAAGAAGAGTTGGAACGACTTCTTGTCGATGATACGGAAGTTGATACGAGCAGATTGTCAGCGGAAGGTAAGGCTTTAATGAAGTCTTTCCAGAAGGGCTATACCCCTAAGTTCCAAGCCCTGGCTGCAAAAGAAAAAGAACTCGACCAAAAACGACAGAGCCTTGACGAACAGCGACTGCAAAAAGAAAACCCAAAAGAATATCTATATCAGCAATTCAGGAAGAACCCTACTGGTATAATTAGAGAGATCAATGCTGAAATAGAGCGTCTTGAATCATCGCCAGATCAATATGATGAAGAAACCAAGAAAAATGTCCTGCGCTTGCAGTCCACTAAAGACGAGTTACTTCTAAGAAGACAGGACGACATGGAAAGAACAAAATATAAAGAATCTATGTCGTCAAGAGTTTATACGGAAATCATAGAAGATATCCCGGACTTTAAAGAAAAAGCGCCTAAATTGACAGAATTTGCGGTTGGCCTTGGGCTATCACAACGAGAACTGCAAGTGTTATCAGATCCGACAATAGTGGGGCCAATGGCGGCAAAAATAA